TCCGAGAAGCCACTTTATTGGTCACGAAGTCGGAAGGGGTGACACTCGGAGAATCGGGCTCAACTATATTGGCGGATGCGCTGGCTGTTTCTAAGAGCGAAGGGGTGACGCTGGGAGAAGCCAGGACGGTGGAGATAGCCAGCGATGCACAGCCGGACCGGGATATAAACGTCACCGACGGGGTGACGCTGGGAGAGGCGAGAAGCGGCAGCCTGGATGATTTGGCGCTCAGCAAATCCGATGGGATTACGCTGGGCGAAGCCAGCCAGCAGGCGGTGGGCGATATTACCACCTCGGTCACAGATGGGATCACGATTGCGGACCTGCTTCCGGGACGGTACATAGACAGCATCCGCCTGGGCGAAGTGGTCACGGTGTCAATGGAGGCGCTGGCTGATTACGAGGTAACGGTCAGCGACGGGGTGACGGTCGGGGAGACGAGCTCGGCGGCGCTGGACGACCTGGTAGTGAGCCGGAGCGAAGGCGTCACGGTCGGAGAGGCCAGCACAGCCAGCCTGCCGGATGCGCTGGCGGTGAGCAAGGCCGATGGGGTGACGATTGCGGATGCGGCGACGGTCCAACTCGAGGCGGAGGGCGAGTATTATGTCTCGGTCAGCGATGGTGTAACGCTGGGCGAGACTGTGGCGGCCAGCCTGCCGGATGCGCTGGCGATCAGCCGGAGCGAAGGCGTCACGCTCGGAGAGGCAACGACGGTCACGGTATCGGAGGCCGGGGCGTTTGACATCTCGGTCAGCGACGGGGTGACGATGGGTGAGAGTGTGGCGGCCAGCCTGCCGGACAGCCTGGCGATATCGGCGACGGATGGGGTGACGCTGGCAGAGTCCTTATTTGCAACAGTAACCTGGAATGATATTACCAGCATGTTCAGGGTTATGCCGCGCAGGCAGCCCAGGAAGATGATTGACCAGCTATGACCAATCTATTGATTAACAGCACGCCCATTATAACGTTTGTCCTGGTAGATGACTCCGGCATAGAAGTTCCCGGCCTGGGGACGGGGTTCACGGTCTCGCTGTCCAAGAACGGCGGGGCGTTCGCGACGGGCTCGGGGACGAAGGCGGAGATCGGCAGCGGGTGGTACAAATACACGGCGCTGGCGGCGGATACGGACACGCTCGGCCCGCTGGCGTTCAAAATCAGCGGGACGGGCACATCCCAGCAGAACCTTCTGTACCATGTGGTTGGCGCCATCTTCGAGCCTGGAGAAGGGACGTACATCCTGACGACGGCAGAGGCGGCAGAGGTGCTGCGCTGTGACGAAGATGACCCGAACATGCTGATGCTGCTGCCGCAAATAGACGCCTATATCGAGCGGGCGACGGGGCATGATTGGGCGGCGGACACGCCCATCCGGGAGGAGGCGAAGTCGGCGGCCAGGATGCTGCTGGTGCGCTGGCATGAAGATCCGGGCGGGATGGCGGCGGGAGCGTCTTTAGGATTTGGATTGACGGCCTGCCTGACCCAGCTCGAGGCGCTGGCGCTGCGCTATGTCACCTTCGAGGGATTGAGCAGCTCCGGTTATATTTATCTGCCGGTTGCGGTGGAAGGCATGACGGTTGGCAGCGTGACGGGCGTTGTGGGCGTGAGCGGAGACCAGTCGGCCAGCTTCGAGAGCGTGATCTCGGAGGACGGCTATATCCGGCAGACCTCCGGGAGCGACCTGGAGGATAAGTGGTTCAGGGCATACCTGGTGCCTGCGGAGTCGATGTGATGATCATCGGATCGAAAGTAACCAACCCGGGCGAGCTGAGGACAGAAGTGACCTTTATGTCACGGTCGGTGACGGTCAACGCGGGCGGGTTCCAGGTAGAAAGCCTGGTAGAGATCGACACGGTTAAGGTCAAATGGATCAATTTGCACGGGATCGAGACGTGGGAGGCGGCGTCGATGCAGGCGGAGAGCCCGGCGACAGTTTTAAGGCGCTACCGGAGCGGGCTGGATACGACCTGTGTGATACAAAAGGGGACGGATCTATTCGAGATTATCTCGATTGATAATATTGGGGAGCGCGGCGAATATTTGGAGATCAAGGTCAAGCGGTGGAGGCCGGGATGATCCGCGAATTTCGCGAATTGACGCGAATGGGACGAATTTACGAGGTGAGTTATGGTAGTCAGAGTTAAGCTGGACTTAAAGGGATTTGATGCTTACCTGGAGAAGATCATGCAGGCCGGGCGGAACATTGACGCTATCACCGGGCGGGCGGTGGGGGCGGGCGGGGAGGTGCTGCTGGACGGGATGAAACGGCGGGTGCCCAAGGACACGCGCAACCTGGAAAGCCATTTGAAGGTTGACGGGCCGCACCAGAACGGCAATTTACACTATGTGGAAGTCGGGCTGGTGAGGGGCGTGGACCCGGACACGGCGCGGTACGGCAACGCCCAGGAGTACGGCACATCGAGCATGGCGGCGCAGCCTTACGTGCGGCCAGCGCTGGACAGCGACATGGGCAAGGCGCGCAGGGCGATGCGGGAGATTTTTGAGGCAGAGGAGGTGTTATAGATGAGCATTTGGGAGGTGACGGCGGCGGCGCTGGCGGGCCTGGGCGTGCCAATTGCAGCCAATGTGATGATCTCGGAGACGGGCGAGGCGCTGCCGGACCTGTACCTGGTGTATTTCCTGGTATCAGCACCGCCAAGCCTGCACGCCGATAACGCCGAAACGCTGCGCACGTACCGGATGCAAGTATCAGCCTATAACCGGGCGGGGCTGGCAAGCCTGCCGGATGTAGATGGGGCGATGGTCGCGGCGGGATTCACGCGAGGACCGCAAAGCGAGCTGCCCTATAACCCACAGACCAGGCATTTCGGCCTGGCGTTGGAATATTTGTATCTAAACCAAGAGTAAAGAAAGGGAAACTAACATGCCACTCAGTGTAAATGCAGGTGAATATAAGAGTCGCATCGGCCTGGATAGTCTGTACATCGCCGAGGTGACGCAAGACGACGCGTCGGGGTACGTGGCCGACACGCCGGAGTATTTTGCCCCGGCTGCGGAGGCGAGCCAGGAGCCGACGACCAACGCCGAAACGCAGTATGCCGACGACCAGGTGTATGACGTCATGGTGTCGGAGGGCGAGACGGCGATCACGATCACGGTGACCGGGCTGCCGATGGAGATGCTGGCCAAGATATCGGGCAGGGTGTTCGACTCCGTCTCCGGGCGGATGTTCGACAACCCGGCGGCTGTGGCGCCCTATTTCGCGCTCAGCTTCCGCTCCTTGAAGTCGAACGGGTCCTACCGGTACTACCAGTACCTAAAGGGGCGCTTCGACATGCCGAAGGAAGACACGGCCACCAAGGGCGAGACGCCGGAGCCCAAGGTGATGGAGCTGGTCTACTCAGCCATCCCGACGGTGTATGAGTTCGACCTGGGGTCGATCAACGATAACGTCAAGCGGGTGATGGGCGACACGGACACGACCAATTTCAGCGCGACGAGCTGGTTCTCGCAGGTGCAGACGCCTGTGGCAGCCGCACCGAGCGCCCTGGCGCTGTCATCGAGCGTGCCAACCGATAATGCTACGGGAATCTCAATCACGGCTAACCAGACGCTGACCTTCAACAACGCGCTGAACGCGGATGCGGTTTACAATGTCTCCCTTCTGCTCAGCACGTCTTATACAGTTGTGGCCAGCACGATCACTATCGATGCCACGAAGAAGATCATCACGATCGACCCGACTTCCAGCCTGACCGGAACTACCGTATATGTCATCGCCTACAACGTGACCGACATTTACGGCCAGCACCTGTCTGGAGCGGTCAACTTCACGACTGTATAAAGGTGGAGCGACATGCCACATGGAGCACCGATCGAGCTCACGCTTTACGGGCCTGACGACGATGTGATCGCAGAATACAGCCGGGCGGTGGTGCCGTGGAAGATTCTTAAGCGCGCCGTCCGGCTGTCCAAGACGCTGAACGAAACAGACCTGACAGAGGATGACCTGGACAGCCTGGCGCAGCTCGTGGTGGATTTCTACGGTAATGCCTTCGACCTGGAAGCCCTCGAGGACGGCGCGGACGTTGCCGAGCTGCTAACGGTTCTGCAAGCGATTGTCGCCAAAGCCAGCGCGATAACTCCGGCTGAAAACCCTACAACCGGCTGACGCCGCCAGATGCGGCGCCAGCCGGGGCAGGGCAAGAAGATGGAGCCGGGATCGACTGGCTGATCGATCTGGAGATCGCCATCGTCAGCCGGTTTGGGTGGTCTCTGCACGACCTGGATGAGACGGACATCGAAAGCCTGCTGCCGTTCGTGTTTCGATTGACCGCGGCTGCGAACGGCGAGAAGGATGGCAGGCTGATGTATGCGGACGAGGTAAACTGGCTATGACAGATAATCCACTAACCGGGAAAGTCGGGCTGGATGTAACCGATTTTAAGGCTGGAATCGCGGCGCTAAACCGGGAGATCCGGGTCGTAGAATCTGGATTCCGGGCCACGGCTGCCGGGCTGGACAATTGGGCTAAAAGCGCAACGGGGCTGGAGGCGCGCATCAAGGCACTGAACAGCGAGATCGACCTCCAGCGTCAAAAGGTGATGGCGCTGGAGTCGGAATACAAACGCGTGGCGGCGGAGAAGGGGGCGAACAGCCGGGCGGCGCAAGAGCTGGAAATCAAGCTCAACAAAGAGAACGAGACGCTAAACAAGCTGCAACTCGAGCTTGGGCAGACCGAGACGGCGCTGGCCGGGATGGAGCAGGAGGAGCGCGACGCGGCGGCGGGGGCGGACCAGCTCGAGAAGGAGGAGAACCAGGCGGTAAGCGCAACCGACCGGCTGAAAGGGGCGCTGGGACGGCTAACCGGGACCCTAAAAAGTGTGGGGGCGGACTTCAAAGCGCTGGGAACGAAGGTGTTAAAGGGAGTGGCAATTGGGCTGGCCGGGATCGGGGTGGCGGCGGCGGGTGCGGCGGTTGGCATCGCGAGAATGTTAGGTAACATTATTCCAGCCGCATCTGATTTGGAAGAAACGATGAATAAGGTGAATGTTGTTTTAGGTGATTCTGCTAAAGCGGTAATAGAATTCTCTAAAACGGCGGCGAACAAATTAGGACAATCACAGCAAGAGGCATTAAACGCGGCGGCT